ACTGCTACTTTTTTAGTAGTTGCAGGACAGATTTATGTTGGTACAGGATATCGTCAGATGTCTAAATCACTAGATGCATGGTTTGACAAGACTATCAGCATTATGATACAGAAAAGGTTAATGCAGCAACCTCCAAGACAGACAGGTCCTTATGAAGATAATAGGATGCCTGTAATACAATGAACTGTTGGCACTGTGGAACTGAGTTGATATGGGGTGGGGATAACTCCATGGATGAGTTGAATGATAACGAGGAGTCTGAGTATGACTTCTGGTCTAACTTCACTTGTCCAAAATGTCAAGCGTACGTTGAGGTATTTCATCATAAATGAATCTGATCTGTAATTTGCCTTCTGAGAAGGTGTGGGTACGTAAAGAATATTTGACTGACCATCAAAGTGGATTTGGTGAGTTTGTCGAGGGCGTCTGGGTTGCTTGTAAGAGTATACCTGGTCGTGCTTTTTATTTTGAGACGTATTTACCTGAGTATGCTGCGATGTACGATAAGTTGCCTATAAGTGCGTTTCTCCGAGCGCCGAAAACGCCGACCGTGGATATGTCTCTGGAGAATTTACAATTCTGGAACTGTATGGACTATGGGGTGATGGCAATTAATAAAGGTTTTATATCTTCTATGGATTGTGAGATCCGCACAAGAGACCATGGTCTGATGAAAGGACAGTATTTGTTTACTTTAGATAACTACCATGCGGATATAAATGTTATAGATAATAATGTGAGTGAAGTACCACAAGAGCATAAGTCGCATAATTGTATTCAGTTAGAGAATGGTCAGTATGCATTGTATCCAAATAATAGGATGCGTCTGTATGACCTCTCTATCACCCCACAGCATCCAAAGACACCAGACTTTAAGGTTTCTACCATAGAGTATCAAGTCGAGAATGGCACAGAGTGGGGACGCTTAGGCGACACTGATGATTACTTCTGGGAAACACCACAAGAAAGGGATGGTAACCCCGATAAAAGTTCTGACGAGAAACCACTAGACTTTATCTAAGAACCATGGTAATTAAAGTAGACAAATCAGAAGAATTTATCAAGAGTGGTAAGAAACTCATTTCAGAATATGATGCTCAACCTCTTATGGATAAAATTGAGAAGAATGACGAAAGAGAATTGTTTGAGATGAAGAGAAAGAAGGAATTCCTTGACGAGTGCACTAAGTTCAGAAAAGATGGATAAATAAAAGCAGCCCATGCTGTCTTTAGATGCCAGAAGTCTCAACCTTTAAAGATTTGAGTGTCACATTCAAAAAACATCCTGTTACTGACGATTTAGTAACTGTAAAGGATAAGGCTGCTGTTGCACAATCAATAAAAGGATTATTACTTACTAGAAGAGGTGAAAGACCATTCCAACCAGAATTGGGAAGTGGTCTACAGAATCTATTGTTTGAACCATTAGATTATGGTACTGCTGGATTAATTAAAAAAGAAATTAAAGAAACTCTTAATAGGTACGAACCTAGAATATCAATTCAAGGACTTAACTGTTATCCACGAACTGACGAAAATGGATATGAAGTAGAGTTGGAGTATATGATTTTGGGTAGAGAAGACAGAGCAGTGGGAATAGATATATTTCTAGAGCGTACACGATAATGCCTTATACTCAGGTTGCCAATTTAGATTTTGATAACATCAAAACTCAACTCAAAGAATATTTGAGGAGTCAGAATGATTTTACTGATTATGATTTTGAAGGGTCTGCATTAGCAACTCTAATAGATACACTTGCTTATAATACCTACTATACAGCATTTAATACAAACATGGTAGTCAATGAACTATTCATTGATTCTGCTACCTTAAGAGACAACGTAGTAGCATTAGCAAAGCAGTTAGGGTATAGACCGAAGAGTGCAACCTCTCCTACAGCATACATCTCATTTACAGTCACTTATACCAATCCAACAACTGATAAAGAGTTAAACCTAAAGCAAGGTACAGGATTTATTAGTACTTATGATAACGTTATTTACAACTATGTTGTTACAAGTGATGTAAAAGCACAAGTAATAAATGATGTTGCAACGTTTATTAATGTGCCAGTTAGAGAAGGAACATTATTAACGAATGAATTTATAGTCAACAATGCATCTAAAAGTCAAAGATTTATATTAGATAATCCAAATATTGATACTAACACAGTTTCAGTCACTGTATATCCTACTGGTGGTTCATTTAATGAACCATATTTACTTGCTGATAACATATTAGGAGTTGATGGTGACTCAAAAGTTTTCTTTATAGATGAAATAGAGGATGGTAGATATGAAATTTTAATGGGTGATGGTGTTCTAGGTAAAAAATTAGAAAACAATGCACGTATTGATGTATCATATTTGACAACATCAGGACCTGCGAGTAATGGTGTCAGGGCATTTGTATTTTCTGGTGTAATAGAAAATGAAAATGGAGTTTCTCCTAATTCTTTTGCAACATCAATTGTATCAAGCGTTGCTTCTGCGGGTGGTGAAGAGGTAGAAACTACTGCTAAGATAAAATACACTGCTCCAAAAGCATATGGCACACAAGACCGTGCAGTGACCGCACAGGACTATGAAGCAATTGTAAGAAAAGTATATCCAGCAACAAGTGACATTATTATATTTGGTGGAGAGGATCAAGATCCACCAGAATATGGTAAGGTCTTTATTGTATTGAAACCAAATGATGCAAGTTATCTTACATCATTAACTAAATCACAAATTATTGCTGATCTTAAGAAATATGTAATTGCATCTGTAGAACCAGAGATCGTAGATCCTTCTATTCTTTACGTTGAGATAACAAGTAAAATATTTTACAATACTGGTCTTACTGATCAAACTGAAGGTCAGATTAGAGACAAGGCAATTAATAGTGTTCAGTCTTATATTGATACAAGTGATACTGAGAAGTTTAATGGTAAGTTTAGGTATAGTAAGTTTATAGGTGTAATAGATGATGCTGATATTAGTATCAATTCTAATCTCACCAGTGTCATAATGAGAAAAGACTTCTATCCACAGTTAAATTCTACATTTTATTACGAGGTATGTTTCCAAAATGCCTTTGATGAGGACTGTGATGATCCAGTCTTGTCATCTACTGGTTTTAGGGTGACTGAGTATCCTAATTTTGATGTCTATGTTGAAGATAGGGATAAGAAAATTGTCCTATATAGACTAGATAGCGTAACTGGTGAAAAGGTTGTTCTAGACAGAGATATTGGCGACATAGATTATGTAAAAGGTGAGTTAAAGATGTATGCTTTAACAATTATTAGAGGTAGTTTCTTTGATAATCGTATTTCACTAAGAGTAAAACCTCTATCAAACGACATCAAGGCACTTCGTGAGGTATACCTTGACGTTGACGTTGCTAATTCCTCATTCACTGCATACAAAGAGTAAATTAAATGCCCGCTGTAAAGACTAAGAGAATTTCTACTCTCATTGAATCGCAGCTTCCTGAATTCATCAGTACAGAATATGAACTTTTTAGTAAGTTCCTCACAAAGTACTATGAAGCACAGGAGGTACAAGGTGGCACGTTAGATGTTATTAACAATCTTCAGAAATATGCAGATATTGATTATTATGAAAAAAACATACTTAGACAGTTTAATACTTTGGATGCTAGTATCACTAATTCTAGCGACACAATTGTATTACAAGATGCGACGAGTTTTCCAGAAAAAAACGGATATGTAAGAATAGACAACGAGATAATCTTCTATGAATCACGAACAGGAACAACTCTATCAGGAGCAGTTAGAGGTGTTAGCGGTAACACAACTCTTGGTGATCTTTATAGCTCGTCAGAGTACACCAGCACAGATGCAGAAGCACATAGCTCTGGTGCGACGGTTTTTAATGTAAGTAACCTTTTTCTATATTCTTTTATAAAGAGTTTTGAGAATCAATACTTAGGTTCTTTCCCTGAGAAATATCTTAAGGGTGAAGTAGATAAGAGAACCTTAATCAAGAATATACAAAAATTTTATAAAGCAAAAGGTACTACAAGTTCTATTGAATTTGTATTCAACACTATTGTTGCTAAAGATCATACCAACAAACCAGAAGTATACAAACCAAGAGATTTTACATATAAAGTATCTAATGCAGACTGGGTAAATGTATATGCAATAAAAGCAAAAGTTGTATCTGGTGATGTTAAGAGTTTAGTTGGAAAGAAGATAGTACAGTCAGAAACTACAGAGTATGGATATGCAGATGCAACAGTAGATAACGTCTATGCTGATGGATCATCTGATGGAGAACAAATTTATAATATTGTATTAGCACCTGAGACAGTCAATGGTGACTTTAGTGTCTCAACTAAGACTCGTCTTGAGACTACACTAACTGGAACTGCAAGTACAGGTGATAGAGTAAATGTCTTTTCTACAATAGGATGGGATAAAACAGGATCAATATTAATTGGAAGTGAGACAATTACATTCAGTTCTAAAACTGCTACTCAGTTTATTATTGATGAAAGAGTTGCTCAAAATGCAGTCATACACAGTGCTGAGGAGTCTGTATATAAACCTGTAACATTGGTAGGTGGTGGTGTTACATTATTGACACTTGGAGTTGTATATAATGCACTACCAAAAGAAGGACAACCATTCTCTGATGTTGGAGATAAGTTACAAGTATCTAATCCTGGTTTTGAGACTGCTGATTCAAAGATTGTAAATATAGGTACAAATCAAACTCGTTGGATTAAGAGCACATTTGGTGCTGTAAATGTTCCGACATTACCAGCAGTTACAAATTCATTAGATCAAGTTCCTACAGATGTATCTGGTATATTTGCAGATGATCAATATTACTACATTGCTAGTTCTAGTTTTCCATCACATAAGATTCTTGATGGAACTACAGTTAATGAAGAAGTATTAGATCAGAAGTTATTAAAAATTATTAGAAAAGAAGCAACTAGAACTACAGAAACATATCCTACACCTAAAACTGATATTGGTATTGGATTGAATGGTGTGCCTTTCTATGGATACAAAGATCCAGAAAGTATTAGATTTGGTTTATTAGAAGAGATTAGAGTTGATCTAAGAGGAACTGGATATGTAAGACCACCATTTGTATTGATTGATCAAGTCCCTAGTAAAGCAAGAGCAGTTCTTGCTGGTCAAGTAGTAGAAAGTATTATTGTAGATACCACTGACATTTTTCCTAGAACTCCTAATATTACAATTACATCTGGTAGAGGTGCATTTGTCAGTGCTGTTGTTACTGGTGGTAAAGTAACAAGTTTAACC